GTACGAGTTCCGCCCCGTACTTGCGTTGCATTTCGTCGCGGTCGAAACGCGACGGATACGTACCGATAATGTACGCGTCTTGCCAACGGCGGCGCGGTGTCGCCGTTCGTACTTCTTCGAGGATCATATCGCGTATATTAAATGCGACGCGCTTTGTTGCGTCGGGCTTGTCGTATTGCCCGCATATACAAATCGCGGCGTGGATACGGTCAAGGTCGATCACAATATCGTTGCGGGTTGCGACCGATTGTACATACGTTGACTTGCCCGCGCATGGCGACCCATGCACAACGTACACGTGCTTTTGCCCGACGATATGCCCGAATTTGTGCGGGTGTATTTCATCATGGCATTTATAACACAATACCTCGATATTGTCGGGGTTTAACGTGATATTGACGTCGTCGATATTGTCGAGGGTTAGTTCGATCTTGTGGTGTGGTCGTAGGTCTGCAATATCGAACGTGCCGCCGCAACGGGCGCACGTGCCGCCGCTTGCGACCTTGCATTGTTGCGCGAGGCTCAAATATTCTTTACGGCAATAAAACGCGTGTATGGGGTCGATTGCCATATCACAAACCCTCCCAACCGTCGCGCGGGAATTTTCCTTGTTCTGCAAGTTCTAACGCCTTTTTGCGGAGTTCGACCGCTTGCGGATCGCGTGCAAATTCCGCCGTAAAACGGTTAATCAAAAGAAACTGTATCATGCCCGCGTCGGGTTTTGAATATTTCCGTACCGTCTTTGTTTTTATACACGGTTTCCCGTCAATCATGACCGTTGACGTTTCGACTTCCTCGTAATAATAGCCCATGGCGACGCGATACGCGTTGTCGATCAAGTCGCCTTTTTGCGCCTCGCGCGCGCGGCAAAGCGTTTCGGTTAATTCGGGATAATCTTTCTTGTATTGCGCCCATTGTGTTTTGCCGACGACGTAATATTTGCATATATCGCCCTCGGTAACGCCGTAATGGATATAACGTTCAATATCCGCCAAATAAGGTAAAACCTTATTTGCGAATTGTGATTTTGCGCCTCTTTTGCCGTTTTCGTCGGTATCTGCCGCCGTTTCGACCGTTTTAACGGGCTTTTTTGCGGGCGGTTTTTTTGACGTCTTTTTCGGGGCTTTTTTTGACGCTGTCGATTTTTCGTTGTTTCGGGATTGTTTCGGCATTTTTTAACCTCCTTTTTGCCCGTTTTTAACGCTTTCCCGCGTCAAGTGTGATTTTTGCAATTATCCACAACGGCAAATACGCCAACGCCGCCAAAAACGGGGCGCAACATGTGATCCACGCAAGGGGAGTCGCGTCGCACAATTTACAAATAACGAAAATCGCGGAAAGCGGTACGCAAACCGCAAAAACAAGTATTCCGATTATGTAAATCGCGGAAAGTGCCTTTTTTAACATTTGATTTTGCCTCCTTTTAGTTTTTTGACCGACATTATAACCCAACCGTCGGGCAAGGCGGAAAATTCGCGCAAAATATACGTGATTTGCACCGTAAGCCGCCGCCCCGTGAATTTGTCGCCGTTCCATTCTTTGAGGATCAAAATATCGCCCTCGTTGTAATTGCGATCGTTGAAACGGTATTCCCACGTTTTCAAGCCTTTATCGACCGCGTCGTAATATTCTTGCAAAATTTTAACTTCGTGTATTCTCGGCATTTGTAAGCCCTCCAAAAATGAATAATTTTTTAATGCGCCCGTGTTTGTCGGGATCGGATTTCCATACGCAAACACTTTCAAACGGTGGCGGGTTGTATTCGCGCACCGCGACGATATGACCCGCGGCGGCTTGCCGCTTGCACCAATCCAAAACGTCAACGTATCGGAAAGTTGATATTTTATCGCAATATACCAAAACTTGCGCTCGATCGGGCAATCGCAAATCGTGGTAATCCGCGTCGGATATAAGAAAGCGGGCGGCGCGGCGTTCGGCATTAATCGCCATTATTTGCGGCATGTTGCAAATACGCAATTTGCATTTGATTTTTTCGATAACGTCAAAATTGCGGGCGATCGGCTCGACATACTGTGTAATACCGCAAACGTTTATGTAACTTTGCAATATCGCGGCGATTTCTGCCGCCTCGGTTTTTGTGGTTTCGTTCATTTTGATTTATTCCCTCCGTTTTTTGTGCATTTTTATATACATGTACACGCCCGATACACACTCGCTCGTTTTTGCGTCAATCCTTGTCATGGCGTAACCTTTGTACATTTTTTCAAAGGTTGCCGCCGCGGGTGTATCGCCGTTGTAAATTCGATTGACTTTGCGCCGCGTGAATTTGTTATCGGCGACCGTGATTTGCGGTTTTGTCAAGTTCTTTGACGCAACGAAACGTTTTGCGCCTTTCGGGTCTTTCATGCAATAACGCGTCATGCCCTCAAATTCGTTTTCGTCCGCATAGAGTCGGCGCGTCTGCGTTCGTCCGCCGTTGTGCCATAATTCCTCCATAACGTCGCGGTTGCGAAAGTTTGTAACGAGGTGGTGGTGTACGCGGATTTTGCCTTTCTTTTCGTCCGTTTCGTATTCCGTCCAATAGACGTATTTTAACGGTGGCAATCCGTGTTTATCGTTGTAGTATTTCAACCGTCGTATGTATTTCGTCAATTCCTTTTCCGCCGCGGGTCGGTTTGGTGGTAGGTGGTCGGCGTCATACGTATAAGTCGCCCACACGTCGCCGTTTGTAAAATTCGCATTGACGAGTCGTACAACGGTTTTGATTGCGTTTTTGTAATTGAGGTTTTTTTGTGCCTCGCGGCTTGCCTTTGTTTTTCTTGCCCGTGTGGTTGATTTGTGGGTATCCCATACGGGGTAAATTTCAACTTCGAGCATGTTTCCGCTTTTGATTGTTTTTGTCCGATAATGCACGATATGGGGATCGCCCAAAGATTGCAAGCGGGCGTCGCGTTCCTCGTTCGTGATTTCTTCTTCGTCGAAAATCGTATCGAAGTCGTAATCGGTCGGGTTTAGTGTGTAATAGCGTTTTGCCATGTTTTGCCTCCGTTGCTTTTGGTGTGTGAAAGACAAAGGGAGGGGAATAGCCCAACAAGCGGGGAAAACACACGGGGGCAAGTGAGGGGATTATCTTTCTAAAAATCAAAGCGTAATGCCCCCGACGTTTTCCCCGCAACCCCTTTCCCCTAACCCCCGAAAGACTTTTCCGAAGAGGGGAAAGCGCGTTGCGCTTGTGTCGGTGTACCCGTACTCGTTTCGTCGATAAGATAATACTTTATTACGAGGACGGTAAAGCACCGATCGGACGTTTGCAAAATGTTGACAATGTACCGCCGATATGGTATAATTATATCGGTTTGGTTGTGTGCGCTTTTTGCGTCAACACTTGCGGGCGGTCGAAAGTGCCAATTTTGACCGCCCGATCCTCTGTCTTTAATTGTGATTGCCGCCTTTCGGCGACTGTTAATCGTTTTTACCGTTCGACGTTCCCGCGTCGGCGGCTTTTTCTTTACTGTTAATTGTTGATAATTTCGCGTCGAGCGCGGCGAACGCTTGACGTACAAAATCCGACTTGCTTAAATATCCCAACTTTCGCAACGCGTCGGGCGCGAATACGCGTTCGGCAACGTCGCGCGGGATTTCCACCGTAAGATTGTAAAACGCGTTATCACGGCGGCGTTGCCGCGTCCGTGCTGTATTTGCGTTGACGGTTTGTCCGCCGCCCGTGGCGGGCGTTTCTGCCGCCGTGGGCGCGGGTACGAGCGCGATTTCGCGCGGGTCGTAAATATCAAGCGGGGCGCACGAAAGCGTTTTGCAAATTGCTTTCAAAACGGGCGGAGTCGGCAAACAAACGTCGTTGACGAATTTACTCATTAAAGCCGTATCGACGCGCGGGTCAACGGCGCGGACGCTTGCGGAAACGTCTTTTTGCATGACGCCGCGGTTTAACATGAGTCTTTTATACTTCGACATTATGCACCTCCCGACGGCGGATCGGTTTTCTTTTCCGCCGCGCATGCCTCGGCAATCTGCAACGCATGATACCCACGTAACGCGAGGAATACGTCGCAATCGCAACACATACCCGCCGCCCGATATTCGGGGCAAAGACATTTTGTTTGACAAAGTTCAAGTCGGGCGATTTCTTCGGCGGTTGAGAAAATTCCGATATTTTCGTCAAATTCGCCGATCCCATAAGTACGGCGCGGATTGACCGCGTTTGTATCGACGTAAATATCCGCGTAAATCTTGCGGGTGTCGCCGCCGTATCGTTCGACGTTTTCGGGTACGTTCTCGTTTATGTAGTCAAACACGATCCCGCGTTCGTTGCACCATTCGACCGCCGCGTCCAAAAGCGCGCCATTTCTGCACGTGTGCAAAATAAGGATTGCGCCGTCTTTTGCAAGTTCTTTTATATAATGTATAGAATAGGGGAGCGGATCGCCGATCGCGGGGTACGCGTCTTTGCATAACGTACCGTCAAAATCGACGGCGACGATTTTTTGATATTTGTTTCTCATTTTGCCGCCTCCGCGTTCGTCGTTTGGATTTCGCCGACGGTGTAACCGTACTTTTTGCAAAGTCTTTGTAAACGACGGAAAAAACGTTTTGTCTTTGTAATATCTGCCCTCATGTTCAATCGGATTTGCCCGTCGCCCGTCGGAGTGGTGGTTTGTTCGACGGGGATTGTAAAAGCAACATTGACGCGATTTGTTATACTTGCCATATCATGCCTCCGAAACTTTATCCGTCGGGATTTCTTTTAATTCGTGGGTGGGCGGTGTTATTTTGACTTTGATTGTTTCTTGTTTAGTAAGTCCGCACGCGTCGCCCGTTCCGATTTCAACTTCGACTTGCGCGAGTTCGATTTTATTTATTGCGTTTACAAATTCCGATATTTCTTTCAATTCGTGCGCCATGTTACACCTCCAACAATTTACGGGCAAGTTTAATCGCAAACCCGCGAATATCGGCGGAGTTGTAATCCGCGTCCAAATCGAAACCGATACTTTTATCAAGGTTGTTTGTTATATCAAGGATTGCGCGGTCGGTGTGTTCTTTTCCGATAATTTCGCAAATCCTTTCGTGGAGGTCGGCGCGGTCGTTACTCGCCGAGCAATAAACCGACCCGACCGCCGCTTGCAATTTTGCATAAAACGATATTCCCGATAAATACTTGTCGCACAATTCGACGAGTTGATCGCATTTTTCTTTTTCTAACTTTGCCATGTTACACCTCCAATTTTGCGCCGTCCGAATAGGTAAAGGCGATCGAAAGTGCGGATTTGTTACCGACGGAAAATTTGACCGTAAAGCGACCGACTTTTATTGTTGCGCCCGCGATATTCGCGTCGAGGACGTTTATACCGACGTTTAATAAAAAGTTGTATAAATCGTCCGAAAGTTCCATGTTACGCCCCGCGGTGTAATCGGAAAAATCACAAAGGCGTTGACGCAACTTTTTGATATTTGCCTCGCGGCGTTTCTTCTTTTCGACTTCGTCTTGATACTGCCGAGCGTCGAAACAATCGCAACGCATGGTCGCCGCCTCGTTTGCAACTTCTTGACTTTCGTACGGGGCGTCGGGGAGTGATTGTTTCCCGCAATAACGGCAAGTCGGGTAAAAGGCGGGGCGGGTGGTTTCTTTGTTTGTATCTGCCGCCGCGTCCGTACTTGCGATAATTTCGCCCGTATCGGGGTCAATGTTTGCCGCGTCCGTTTCGGGGGCGGAGTGTGCCGCATTTGCGGCGATTTCTTCGTCGTGGTCGGGTTGATACCCGTTAAGGGGATTATTTTTCATTTTTTAATTTACCTCCGTTGATTTTTCTTTGTTGTTTGGTACAATTTCCCTTGCA